ACAAAAATGCAGATACGATGAATGATGGAATGGTAGTATCGCTCGAAAGGTCAGGACTTACAGAATCGCAGGCAAAATCAGTATCAAATGCTCTTCGAAAAGGTGGTGTGGTAGCAATTCCTAGCGGTTCACCGCAAGAAGCAATCTATCGCCCAACAGTAAACAGTCTTCCAGCCGACGTATTTAACGATAGAAACGATACAAGAGAGAGAATGAGAGACATCTTCGGTACAAGAGGCTCATCAGCAGCAGGACTTCAAAATGAGGACACAGTAAGAGGAAAAATCATCTCAAGAGGGCTTGATACAGATAGAATCGGAGGCGGAATCAGTGAATACCTCGAACAATTTGCGGACGATATATATAACTACTTCGCACAGCTTCTCTACGTTTACGATGACGCATTTACATTCATAGCAGGAACAGAACCTCCAAAAGTAAATATTTCAGTAAAAGAAGGCTCACTACTACCAAAGGACTCAACAACAATCGCAAATCAAGCTATCGAGCTTGCAACAGCAGGAAAGATGAGTAACCTAGACCTATACAAACGACTAGAATACCCGAATCCAGAAGAATTAGCGGCGAACGTATGGCTAGAGACAAACGCACCTCAAATCTTATATGCAAATGATCCGCGCATCGCTCAAGTGGTCGAGATGCAGGCTCAAGCGGCAAAAGAAGCCGCAGCAGATAAGACAACGGATGAAATGATTGGAAAATCAATAGACCATGCACACAACATGGAGAGGGAAAAAGTGAAATCAGAATCAAAAGGAGGCAAAACACCTCCAACCGATCCAATTTCGGAGGTACCACAAAATTAAAAGCACATTAAAAATAACGACGTCTCGTAGCCCGCGTCAAAAAACCAAAGGGTCACGTAGTCAAAATATATGAATGATATAGAAAACACAGGCGTACAGTTTAAACAGGAAGGACAAAATCCTTTCGCAGTAGAAACACCAGGGAACGAAAACCCTTCGGATTCGCCAACCGAAATAAATGACACCCTACCGACCCCGTCATCAGAGGGGGAACAAAAACCTGATGATAAAAAACCAGTGGAGGGTGAAGGCAATTTTAACGATCATCCAAGGTGGAAAGAGCGAGAAACAGATTGGACTAAAAGATTTAATGACCAAGAAGCTCGACACACTGCGGAGCTCGAAAAAATTCGCCAAGACTTGGAAGCTAAATTTGCGACGAAGGAAACTCCGCCCGCAGGTGCTGAACAAGTACCATCATGGTTTGGTGGTGATGAAGACCAATGGAAGGAATTCCAATCATGGAACAATTCACTACTAAGCGAAGCCGAAAAAAGAGGAGTAGAAAAGGCGATGAAAGGCATTGAGGAAAAGACTATAGCCGAACAAAATGCAATCAAAGAAGCTACGGACTATTTCGAAGCCGAAGTGACTGCACTAGAATCGGACAAAACAGTTAACCCTCAAGGCGAAAAAGTAGATCGCAATAAACTTCTCAAATTCGTACTCGATAATGACATGGTGGATTCAAAGGGTAGATGGAATTACAAAGCTGGATTCCTTGCAATGCGAGGAGCAAGCTCAAATCCATCCAAACCTAACAATGGAGAGAGACGAACCATTGCTGGAGCAACAATTGACGACAAAAAATCAGAGGAGCGATCTTCTGGTGTTACGACGAGCGATGACTTTAATAAACCAGGTGCTCGTCCTTGGTAAAAATTTTACAAACTAATTTATAAACAAAATGGCTGAATTATATGGACAGAGAATTCAGACTACAGTGCAAACTAAATATTTGCCATTCGTAGTCGACACAGTTCTCAACTCAAACGTGCTTTTTCAAAGAATTGTAAGAGCTTCAAAGAAATGGAGCGGACGAACACTCCGAGCTCCAATTAAGGTATCTAAGAACACGACTGGTCAATCTTTCCGTGGCTTCGATACTTTCTCTGTAGCGGCAACAGATAACCGACAGTTTCTAGAATTTACTCCATCTTTCTATCAGATCACTTGTGCTCTTCCAGGAGACGAGCTATCAGTAGCTGACACAGAAGAAAAGGTGCTAGATTTGATGAAACTTACTATTCAATCAGATACAGAAGACATGGCCGATGACCTCGGAACACTCTTCTACGCTGACGGTACAGGAAACGGAGGCAAAGACCCATTGGGACTTGCAGCTCTTGTTGACGACGGATCAGCAGTATCAAGCATTGGAGGACTTTCAAGATCAACTTACACGACTCTACAGTCAACAGTAACTGCATCTTCTGGAATCCTTTCACTTGCAAAAATTGACACACTTTGGTCAGCAGTTACTTCTGGAGCGCAGAAGCCAACAGCTATCTACACAACAGAAACAGGATTCAACCTTTACGGACAGCTCCTACGACCACAAGAAAGAATCAACAAAGATGCTTCTCTTGTTAAAGGACTACAGTCAGGAACAGGCTTCACTGCTCTTGATTACATGGGCAAGCCAGTAATCATGGACGAAAAATGTACATCAGGTGCATTTATCATGTTGAACGAAAAGTTCGTAGACTTCTACGCGCTCCCATTCTTCAATGCAAAGGCTGTTTCTTACAAGAGCCAAATCGAAGGTAACGACTACGAGGCCCCAATAGGTCTTGGATTCTCATGGTCTGACTGGATTATTCCAGCAAACGCAGGTTCAGTAGTAGGACACATCTACTTCGGTGGACAGTTCATCACTACAAACCCAAAGAGACACGGAAAATTGACAGGCGTAACAGGAATATAAGGTCGAGTGAAATTTTATTAATCCTAATCACCAACTTATATGACTAGATACGAAGCAGACTACAATCCAGCAAATGATGGACAAACAAAACTAGGATATGCTCGCGGAGGTGCAGCTGTAACACAGGCAACCAACCGTGCAACTGGAGTGACAATCAATGCCCTTTCAGGAGCAATCACTACAAACAACGCATCTCTTGCAGCAGAAGCTTCCGCAGTGTTCGTCGTAACAAACAACATGGTGGAAATCGGAGACGTAATTGTTTTATCAGCTCGTTCAGGGCAAGTGGCTCTAAACACACAGCTAAGTGTAACAGCGGTAACAAACGGATCATTCTCAATCACAGTTGTGAACAACAACGTGGCAGCGGGTACAGCAGAAACTGGTGCGATTATCATCAACTTTGCGGTTATCAAAGCAGTTCAAGCTTAATTATTAATTAATCATTAAAAATCATGACTCAACTTACAGGCTCAATTTCAGTAGCAGGACAGAGTTTATACTCTAGTAGCGCAACTGCTGCACACAGAATCGGCGAAACCGTCTCTGCAAACAATGGAAACGTGTACCGATATTCAAAGGCTGGTGCAGTCGCACTAGTTCCAGGTACTCTCCAGCAAGGCCCAGCAGAAGTTACGGCTCACCAGAACCTAACAGCTGCAGCGGCGGCAATTGGAGAAACAACAATAGTTACTTCAGCTATTACTACAACAGCAGACCAGTACCTAAACGGATGGCTTGTTGTTACTGTTACTCCAGGTCAAGGATACAACTATGCAATCAAGTCTAACACTGTTGGAACTTCTGCAGCATGTACCCTTACACTTGAAGACGGTATTCAGGTGGCTCTTACCACATCGTCTCGATACGACTTGGTAGCAAACCCAAATAACGGTGTAGTTATAAACCCTACAACAGCAACTTCTTGCCCATCAGGAGTAGCAATCTATCCAGTAGCAATCGGAGCATTCGGATGGCTACAGATAGGAGGTGTAGCAACTATTCTTTCAGATGGAGGCTCAACAGTAGGAACAAACGTATCAGCTTCAAATGCAACAGCAGGTGCTGTAGAAGCAGCGGTAACTGCTCAGGCAGCAATCGGAGTAGCAGTAACAGGTGTTGCTACTACTGAATACGGATCATTCAGACTTTTCGGACTTAACTAAAGAAATTCTGCCCTCTCTCTGACCATTCTCGCCTCACGGTGAAAATGGTCAGGATTGAGGGCGGAGACAATCAAAAGTCAGCGTTTTATCAAACAGCTCGAATCGCTGGCGCGAGCAATAACCAAACAAAATTTTATGGAAACAGCATTATTTACAAATTTCTCATCAGAACCATTTATCGGATATTGGAACGGAAAAGGAAAAAGATTTGAACCAGGGCAATCTCTATACATGCCAGATTATTTAGCAAAGCACTTTGCAAAACACCTAGCCAACAGGGAATTACTAAGGATGGGACTTGAAAAAGATACATCCCCAAAGATAAAGATTAGACCTGACGGTACAGAATATGTCGACAACATTCGCTTTACTGAAATGTTCAATAAGGCTTATACAGTTGACGGTGAAGTAGCAAATCCTGATAGAGATAGCATCGACGTACAAATCGAAGTGGCTAATAGAAACAGAGCAGAAAAAAAGTCTGAACCTGCAACTATTGGCAAAGAGGAAGGTATGGAAAATCTAAAAAGAGATTCAAATGAGCCTCAAGACCCTACTCAACCACAAATTATAGACGTTCCAGATGATGACGAAGATGAGAATGAATTCCCTGAAGCTTAAGGGATTCTAAACACAAAAACATATGAGCAATATCGTTTACCAAACAGAAAAAATAAATGTTCCAGAAATTCTATCTTCAACTACAGCTCTTTCGGCATTTGCAGATCGTAGAGCGTGGATGATTCAGAATTTAGGACAGAACGCTCTATTCGTAAGACTAGGTGATGGTGCTTCTACCAGCGTGTTTCACGTGGTACTTAAAGCTGCGACCGCAAATGATGATGGAACAGGAGGTTCATATTCCCAGGCCGAGGGGGTAATTTTTACAGGCAAAATAACTATTGCAGGAACATCTCCTCGATATGTTGTAACAGAAATGTAAATTTATGAATCTAAACAACGAAGAAGAAACAAACGCTAGTTTAAAAGAACAAATTGACCAAAAAAGAGGTCAACTTATTACCTTAGAACAAGATTTTCAAAACCTAAAAAGGTATTCTGCTGGAGAGAGGGTAGCTATTGGGAATTTATCTTCCGAGAAAAACTTTCTTGAAAATCAAATCAAAAGTCTAGAGGAAATAAATACTCAAAAAACAGCTCTACTTGCTGACACAAATATTGCAATAGAAAAGGCAAAGGTAGAACTTGAAGGAATTCAAGCAAAAATTCAAGAATCTTCGAAAAAACTTGAAGGTATTCATACCGAAATAGAAGAAGGGGAAAAAATCAGAAATGAGCTTGTAGAAGAAAAAGACTTGGTTAAACAAAGTATTATTGATTCTACAAATGATAATGTAGCTTTAAAAAATAAATTAGAAAACGCAAATAAAACGATCAAAGAAGTCATTACCAACTTAGCTTAATAACACATGGCACAAGTTCAACAAGGAACAGAATCAGAAGTAATCACAGGGTCAGGGTCAATTGTAAGTACAAAAAATCCTTTGACTGCTTCTTCTCCTGATTTTGCAACTGTTGGTACATCTTCCGTGCTAGTTGTGTCTTCCAATTCAAGTAGAAAAGGACTCATTATTATTAACACATCCGTAAATACGGTATCGTTTGGTATCGATGCAACCGCTGTACTCAATAGCGGAATTACACTTCCACCAAAGAGTGTGTGGGTGATGGATGAGTACAATTTTACTACAGGTGCGATTAATGCAATTGCATCGGACGTTTCAAGTAATT